GGTGGTGGGGCCGTAGGTTACCCAGCTTCACCCTTCCGCAGCGCGGCACGATGTGGACGCGGACCAGCGATTCGTACCGCTCCCATGATGTCATGCCGACCCGGGACCGCATATGCGGCAACCACCGCTCGGTGAGGTAGCTGCCGAACGTGTCGGCCCCGGACCGGGCCACCGTGCCCTGATCAATCTCCCGCAGGAGCTTGGTGAGCGCCTTCTCTGCGTCCCTGCGCGAACCTCGGACCGTCCTGGTGATCCTGATGCGTCGGCCGGCGTCGCTGAACCCGGACGAGCCCACGATCTTCCAAGAGCCCGAAGCCCGCCGCTCGACGTGGCCCCTCATGACACCCTCCTGAATCCTTCGGTGCGAGGGTTGTAGCCCACCGCCCCCTGCACGATTTCGCGTGCCTCGTCCGCGTCGGACTTGCGGATTGGCTCGAGATGGAGCCCACCCTTGACCGGGTGGGCCCGCATCAGACGATCGAGGACCGCCGTCGCCACGATGTCCCGGATGGGAAGGTTCGCCAGCACGGTCCACCCGATCCCGCCCGGCCGAGACGTGGTCACCGTCACGGTCCGGGCCCTAGCCCGGCCCTTCTTCACCTCGATCTCCACCGTCACCGTGGGGCCATCGGTTAGCTCGGCGATCGCCGTCATCCTGTGCGGGAGCACGAACCCGTCGCGCGGGAACACGCCGTAATCCTCGAGGTTCGCCTGCGTGCGGACCTTGCCCCTACTTTCCGGTGCCATCTTCTGGACTCCTCTCGGGTCGCCCGGCCACACCAGGATACATCCTGAGTCTTCCCAATTTCAAGTCATCAGACCCTAGTACCTAGGAAAGGCGCCTAACCTCTAGAGGGTTTGATACCATGTGTGGGCCGAACATCCGATTCGGCTAGGAGGTGAGGCAGGTGGCGGAAGGAATGCTGCTCTCGGTCCAGGAAGTGGGGAAGCAGCTCGGCCTGGGCCGGGACCGGGCCTACGAGTTGATCCGTTCCGGGCGGATCCGCTCCGTGAAGGTTGGAGCCCGGCTACTCGTTCCACGGCAGGAGTTGGAAGCCTGGATCGCTCGGGAGCTTCAAGGGCTCGCTAAATGAGCCCCCCGGAAAAGGCGGAAGGGCCGGCTGCCCACCGGCCCCCAGACACCGCCAACAACCCCAACCAAGGGCAAGGATACACGACCGGAACGGCCCAAATCCAGATATCCGGCCTGGATGGCTCGGCGCCGAGCACCCGGACCATGGCCGCGGACATCAGCCTTCGCATGTACGTGAACACGATCCCGCGGGAGCGGCCTCACTGGTGGCTTCGGACGCCGGCGGCCGGCTATCAGGTCCGCCTCCTCGATTCCCTGGGGTGGTGGCCGGCATGAGCGACCTTTCAGAGATCCTCGATGAGGTCGAGCGGTTCGTCTCGAAGTACGTGGTGCTCGGCACGAACCAGTTGGTCGCGGTGGCCCTGTGGGCAGCCCACACCTACGTCCTCGAAGCGGCCGAGGTGACGCCCTACCTGGCTATCACCTCACCAGAGCGGCGGACGGGGAAATCGAGGCTTCTTGAAGTCCTCGCATGCCTAGTCCGTGCGCCGATCTCCACGACGAACATCTCGCCATCCGCGCTGTTCCGCGCTATCGACGCCGGACCGGCAACGGTGCTCTTCGATGAGGTGGACACCGTCTTCGGACGGCGGGAGGGCAATGAGGATCTTCGAGCACTCCTGAACGCAGGGTTCGCTCGGGGTGGGACCGTTCACCGATCGGAAGCTGATGGCAAGAAATACACGCTCCGATCCTTCGCCGTGTTCGCCCCGAAGGCCCTCGCGGCGATCGGGGTGCTTCCCGACACGGTGGCTGATCGGTGTGTCCACATCCGCATGAAAAGGAAGACTGCGACCGAGAATGTAGCGCGACTCCGACGCCGGGTGGTCCAGGCCGAGGCGGAGCGGGTTCGCACCGAGCTCGCCTCATGGGCGGATGGTGCCGTCCAAGAGCTCGCGGACGCTTGGCCAGTCCTCCCGGAGGATCTCGACGACCGGGCCGCCGATGCTTGGGAACCACTCCTGGCCATCGCCGACCTTGCCGGCCACGGCTGGGACGGCCGAGCTCGGTCCGCCGCCCTGGCCCTGGCCGAGGACAAGGACTCCGAGGAGTCCATCGGTGGCCTGCTCCTGCTCCACATCCGCGAGTCCCTGGACGGTCAGGAGCGCATGGCCACCGTGGAGCTCCTCACCGCCCTCGTCGAACGGGAGGATGGCCCGTGGGGCCGATGGTGGGGGAACGACGTGGACGCCGGTCGAACGAAGGGCCCGGCGGGGCGGCTGGCCAAGCTCCTGAAGCCATTTGGGATCGCCCCCACGAAGTGGCGCGATGGCGAACTGGTCCTCCGGGGCTATGAGCGGGAGGGCTTTGAGGAGCCCTGGGCCCGGTACCTACCCCACACCCCTTCCGAAACACGCCACAACGCCACACGCCACACAAATATGGCCTCTGACCAGCATGTGTCGTTGTGGCGTTCCCCCAAGGGTGAGGGGGGTAGTGGCGTTTCCGTGAGCGAATCGAAGGGCCGCGACGGCTGCCCGGAGTGCGGCTCGCTCTGGGTATTTGGCCACGGCGAGGAATGTTCGAGGAAGGGGCACTGATATGGACCGCACCGAAGCCATCGAGATCGTGGACCGAACGCATGACCAGTATGTAGAAGCGATCCGTACCGGGATCTGTCCCGCCTGCGAGCAGCTCCTGAGGGTCGAGGAGGTGGAGGAGTCCGAGCTTCCTCCCGACGTCCTGGCCACCAAGCGCAGGGCCGAGGAGTACCTGGAGCAGAAAACGGACCGGTCCGACGTCGAGTGGAGCATGAAGCACCTTGAGGACTGCACGTTCTACTACTACTGGGAACGCCTGCCGAAGTTCTGCAGCGTGATGAACATCAGGGTGGACTCGGTCACCATCCTGATCCCCAAGTCGAACGGCCAGGCCTGGATCGAGACGGTTCCGATGCGCGCTCCGGATCCGGGGGATCCACCAGTCCCCGACTAGAGACGTGCCCCACGGGGTCCTGGGCCAATCGAGGGAGGCCCTCCCGAACCCGGGACCCTGTGTGGGCGCACTCGTGACTTGATTGGGATAACTATCAGCAAGGACTGGGCCTCCTTCGAAGAGGGAGGCTTTTGTTATGTCCAGGCAACTCGAAGACCTGCGAGCGAAGCGGGACGAAGCCCGCAAGGCCGCAGATGAACTATTGACGCGTTCAGCGTCGGAAGAGCGCGATCTCACTCCGGAGGAGTCCTCCGAGCATCGCGATGTCGTTGGCCAGCTCCGTGATCTCGATGACGAGATCGAGAAAATCCTGGAGCAAGAGGTGGCAGAGGTCCGCGCCAAGACCACCCGTGAGCCCGAGGTCGAAACCCGCACGCTGGGCGGAGAGATCCTGAAGCGCGGCTGGGATCTGAAGAAGAACCCATCCGTGACGATTCCGGCGGACGACCTCGTCGAGACCCGTGCGCAGTCGCTCCCCGCGGTGAGCTCATGGGCGAGGCAACCGGGGGTCCTGGTTCCGTTGGGTATGGATCAGCGGTTCCTATTCCCCAACCTTCCCACCGAATCGGCCGGACAATCGAGCACGGTCTTGGATTGGAAGCAGTCGGCCAGGACCCTTACCGGCACGGTGAACCGGGTGCTCAGCTCTGTCGCAGCGAAGGCCACTTTGGACGTCACGGTCGCAGCAGTCACAGAAGACATCCAGCAATTTGCCGTTGTCCTCGCAGCCATTCCGAACCAGATCCTGGAGTCCATCCCGGCGTTCACCGACTTCATGAACGGTGAGGGAAGCTTCCAGATTGCCAAGGCGCTCGACACGCACGTGCTCGCGCAGATCGTGGCGGCCACGCCTTCGTTCTCGAACGTCGGCACGAGCACGATCGACAAGGTCAGGACACAGATTGGAACGATGCGCGGCACCGGTGCTAACCCTTCGCTCCTCGTCGTGAGCCCCACGGATGCCACGGCGCTCGACTTGAGCGCAGACGCCGGCGGGTACATCTTCGCTACCAGGGACACTGGCACGGCTTCGCCGATCTTCGGCTGCCGGGTTATCGAGCGGATCGGCGGTGGCACGGATCCGATGTACTTGATCGATCCCGACATGCTCGGCCGTCTCTACCTCGGCGACATGCGCTTTGACGTCGATCCCTACACGGGCTTCGCCTCAAATACCACGTCGCTCCGGGTCGAAGTGAACGCGATCTACCACGTTCGCAACGTCCAGGGCGCCTACCGAATCGCGGCCACGTAATGGCGAAGGTAACCGTCACCGTGCCGTTCAACGTCACCTTCCCGGTAGATGCACACGTCTACCGGGAGGGAGATGTGTTCGAGCTCGATCGCGCTGATGCCGAGAAGTGGCTCGCCGCTGGCGCTCTCGTCGAAGTGAAGAAACCAAAGGCGAGGTAGGCCATGCGCTGGTCTTGGACGAAGGGGCTCGAAGTCGAGACCCGACAGCAGCAGTTCATCGTGCCATCGGAACTCGTCGGTACGGGCAACTTCGCCGACCTGGACCCGGTCACCCCGGACAGCGCACTCAGGCTGAGCTCGGTCTGGGCATGCGTCGCACTGTTGTCCAACACGATCAGCACATTGCCGATCGATATCTTCAGGGGTGACGAAGAGCTCCCAACCCCGCCACTGCTCGGGCAGCCGGCGGCCGGCTGGTCCTTGGAACAGTGGCTCTGGGCGCTGATGCAGAGCCTGCTGCTCAGGGGAAATGCATACGGGCTGATCACCGCGCGGTCCGGGCCACGCCTCACACCGTCCCAGGTGGAGCCGGTCAACCCCGACAGCATGAGCGTCCAGGTGGCCGCGGACGGCACCATCACGTACAGATTCAAGGGCCGGGTCCTGGACCCCAGCGACGTCTGGCACATTGCTGCATTCCGGCCGGCCGGCTCAGCAGTTGGACTCAGCCCCATCGCGTACGCGGCCGAGACCATCGGCCTGGGGCTCGCGGTGCAACGGTTCGGTCGGGCGTTCTTCGCCGATGGTGCGATGCCAAGCGGCCTACTGATCACCCAACAGAAGATGAATGACCTTGAGGCCGACGTGGTGAAGGACAGGCTCTATCGAGCCACCCACGGCCGGCGGCAACCCTTGGTCGTCTCAGGCGGCGGTGCCGGTGACGTCAAGTGGCAGAACCTCAGCATTGCTCCGGAGGAAAGCCAGTTCGTCGAGAGCCGCAAGCTCGGGGTGTCCGAGATCGCCCGCACGTTCGGAGTGCCCCCCGAGATGATCGGTGGAGAGGCTGGGAACTCGCTCACATATGCCACGGTCGAGGGTAGGGGATTGGAGTTCGTCCGCTACTCGCTCTCACACTGGCTGGTGCGCCTGGAGCGGGCGATCGGGGATCTGCTCCCGCGCGGGCAGTCCGTGAAGTTCAACGTGAACGCGCTGCTGCGCGGGACAACCAAGGAGAGATACGAGGCTCACCAGATCGCCTTGGCGTCTGGCTGGCTCACGGTGGACGAGGTACGGGCGCTCGAGGACCTCGGGCCGATGCCGGCCGGCGCGAGCTCGCCGCCGAACCTTCAGGCCGTCCAAGGAGGTACGTCGTGAGCATCGAGATCCGAACCTCACCCATCGGGCTGGAGCTCCGTGAGGATGGCCGCACGCTCGCCGGGCGAGTCATGCCGTACAACGTCGAGGCCCGGATCGGGTCCTACACGGAGACGTTCCGGCCGGGAGCGTTCGCCGACGCCGACCCCACGCAGGTGCCTCTGCTGGCCGTGCACGACCGCGAGCAGCTCCCGGTCGGGCGCGCGCTGAGTCTCACGGATGGGCCTGCCGGCCTTGATGCGGAACTGAGGGTGTCTGAGACCCGCCTGGGGGACGAAGTCCTGACCCTCGTGCGGGATGGAGCCGCTACGGGGCTCTCTGTAGGCTTCACGCCGATCGAGGATGCATGGAACGCCACCCGGTCAAGGGTGGAGCGGATCCGCGCCAAGCTGGTGGAGATCTCGATCACGGCGTTCCCCGCCTACCAGGACGCCCGGATCCTGGCCGTCCGCCACGAGGAGCTGCTCCGCACGCCTCGCCTCACCGTGGCGAGGTTCCGCCTCTAAGTAGTACCGGGGGGTGCCATGGGACAGAGGGAGGTCGCGGCCCCCGGCGGTGACTACGGTCACTGGCATTCGTCTGACGACCTGTCCAGGGGGGATCGTCGAAGGGCGGTCCCCCACTGTCTCCCATGAACCTGCCCAGGTCCTGTGCCGCGGCGGGGTGCCCCGAGGTCGTGGTGGGTACCCCCAGGTGCCCCAAGCACACTGTCTCCAACGCCATGCGGAAGGGGTCCCGTAACCGCAAGGTGGCAGCACAGATGAAGGCACAGCAGCCATGGTGCTCGAGCTGTGGATCCCCCGGTACAGCAGCCAACCCACTCACCATCGACCACATCATCCCCTTGTCGAGGGGTGGAACGAACGCCAGAGAGAACAAGTGCGTGCTGTGTTACCGGTGTAACCGAGCCAAGAGTGACGCGGTGAGCGCGATCGCCCCGATCGTCACAATCGAGGACGACGGTCCCGGCCTCGTGATCGCATGAACGTCGAGGTTTTTGAAATAAAGGGGCGGAGAGATCCGAGTGCGGCGGGAAAAAAAGGGGACGTCGAGTTCATCAACCATCTGATCCCCGGGGGCCTACGGCCCTTCCAGCGCGATTTCCTGGAGGAGCTGTTCGCCGTGGACACCGGAGGCCGGCCTCGGTACACCTCGGCTCTCTGGGGGCTTCCTAGGGGCAACGGTAAGACGGAGATCGCGGCTGGGGTGGCCCTGGACAAGCTCGCCGGCCCGGGACGCACACATCAGGGCGAGGTGATCATCTGTGCGGCCTCCAGGGACCAGGCCATGATGGCCTACACGGCCGCCAGGAGAATGGTTCAGGCCGCTCCCGAGCTCGAGGAGCGGCTCCGCATCCAACCGGGCTACAAGCGGATCGTCGATCTCGCCACGGATTCGGTGCTTCACGTGGTCTCCGCGGAGGGTCGCTTACAGCATGGTTTGCGCCCCACGGCAGTCGTCTTCGACGAACTTTGGGCCCAGACTGACCGCCGTTTGTGGGAGGCGATGGTCGGAGGTCTGGCAAAGCGGGAGGACACGCTCCTGCTGAGCATCTCCACGGCCGGGTATGACGATGAGTCCCTCCTCGCCGAGGAATGTCGCCGCGGTGAGGATGGCGGTGATCCTCGGTTCCTGTATCGGTGGCAAGGCCTCGATCGATCGAGCGCGCTCGACTATCGGGACCCGTCGACATGGCGCAAGGCCAACCCGGCCCTTCGGTGCCGAGATCCTTTCCTGCCGCTCTCCGGGCTCCAGGACGCAGTCCAGCGGATGCGGGAGAGCGAGTTCCGCCGCTGGCATCTAAATCAGTGGGTCGATGCCGAGGAACTGTGGATCACGCCCGAGCTGTGGGCCGCCTGCGCATCGCCGCGTACGGATGTCGATCCTCAGGCGATGTGGGTCCTCGGCCTGGACGGCTCGGCCACTGGTGATGTCACTGCTCTGGTGGCCGTCACCGTCGAGGACGTGCCCCACGTGGAGGTAATCGACTACTGGCAGCCCACCACTCAGGATCCGGTGCCGGTGCTCGACGTCGAGGAGGCGATCCGGATCGCATGTAAGGAGCGCCAGGTCGTGAATATCGTCGCCGACCCGTTCCGGTGGACGCGCTCGCTCCAGGTCCTGGCCGGCGAGGGCTTCCCGGTGCTGGAGTTCCCCCAGCAACCAGGCCGGCTGGCACCGGCTACCGCCTCGTTCTATGAAGCGGTCCTCAACAAGGCCCTGACCCATGACGGATCCGCCGAGCTCGGCCGGCACATCTCGCACGCCATCATCAAGCAGGACCCTCGAGGCGTGCGGA